CCATACTCTTTACTATCTCCAGCATTATCATCTAAATAGAAACTAATATAACTTTCGTCATATTGAACACCAGTTTTATTATTACCTGTAATACGCATAACTTCGTTAGATGTTCCACTGGAATCCTTATTAACATGGAGCAATGCCCCAGGCCCTGTCGTCCCGATGCCGACGTTGCCGTTATTTAATATCGTTAAAGCAGTAGTCGCTCCATTATTCCCCACTAAGGCTTGGATAGCAGGTGAGGTTAAAGTCCCGTTGCCTGATGTGCCTTGAAGTTTGAGAATGTCGGTAATGGCAGTGCCACCGATGGCTGTTTGACCACCTGAAATGCCAGCCTTAACGAGGTAGCGGAGATCTAGGGTAGCAGTTAAATCAATAATTTCACTTGCTTTATTGGTAGCAAACTGTAATTCTTCTGAATGAAGGGGATTAAGTACAACCTTCATTTATACCTCCGTCCATACACTAACTGTTTCTAAATTATCATCAACATCATAGGTAAGTGTCTTTTGATAATTTACAACACCAATAGTTTTTGTGATGGTGGTTAGGTTGCCTGAACCGTCATACGAAAGGGCAAGGGAGGGGTTGCCTTGAATAGCAGAAACCCTTTCCATTGTATTTGTTATCGGATTATAAGTTAACTGACCTACTACTGAAATATTAAAAGTTTCATCAAAGGAACTATTCAAAACTTCTTGTTCTGTTTTTTCTATGGTTGGCTTATTGTTCCTATTAGGTATTGCCATATCTTGAAATATTCTTTTTAATATTGCTTGTTCTCATAAGAAATTCTACATAAGCGGATATTGTTTCAATTCTAGTAATTTTCCTATCAGTTTTATCAATGTTGTTTATTTTTTCCATCTGTTTTAATTTCTTTATTACAGCCTCCTTATTGTTGCCAATTTCACCTTGGCCAATTTGTTCTTTAAAGAAGTTTTCTATCAATCCAACTTCTTTGCTAAAACCTGCTTCCGGCCTATCCCACAAATCGCCTAAATCAAAATACTCAACTGTGTAAGGATGATTGTTAATGTTTTCATAATCTGTATAAGGCGGTTCTACGGATGTTTCCTGTGTTTTTGTTTTATCCGTACTTACTGATGTTCCAAACTTATCAGCTTTAACCGCAACTGGTTTGCTTGCAGTACGAAAAACAGAAGTATTCATTGTTCCCTTTCTTGCCACTTTTGATAATCACTTTTAAACCCTGGCTTTTTTTTAATGTATTCGTGAATATCTTTTATTTCTTCTACCTTTTGGTTTCTATGAGCCTTTATCAACGCTTCTCTCATACTGCCAATCCTGCCATCTTCCTTTTGGATTGAATGAGCCACAAAAGCAACCTTCTCCTTTTCCTTAGAAGTTTTTGCTAAATTATAATCTTGTTTAAGCTGGCCTAAATCTGCCCTTCTACCTATTTTCATAAATTGTTCCCTTTCTTTTGGCTTCCCCAGAAAGAGGTAGGAAAGCCAAACAATCTATGCGTCTGTAAGTTTCAAAACATTTACCCAAGCTGATCTTAGTAATTTCGTAGCATAAGTACCCGCCCAGGAAACCTTGCTAATTCTTCCAGCTGGTGAGCCGGAGTCAAGCAAGTTAGGTAAAATATAAAGTCTTGGTTTATCGCCTTCGAGATCATAAGCTCCAAAAGCCTCTTTTCCGTGAACATATGTGTAGTACATAGTGACGGCACAAGCAGCTGTTGAACTATCCCCGTTGGCTGATGCCACATCTTTATTTAATAACCATCTAACCTGATAAAGTTCCCCCATTTCACCCTTATAAAGATTCTTTACGTCTGAATAAGTTTTAGAATTTATCCAAGTGCTATCCCCCAATAGGGAGTATTTGTTTTGAGGAGTTGTTTTTCCCCTAAACATACCGTCATTATAAGGCATTGCATTAGCAATTTCTAAAGTTTTGGTTGTTGCCCTTATAACCGAAGCTGACAAAGTGTCTCCTGCGGCTACATCAGACGTATCGTGGCTGTTAGCAAAAACCGCCGTACCACCGGCTAATTCAGCTCTTACTAACCTATTCAGGACTTCGCCCATATTTTGGCCAACCAAAGAAATCTTTTCTGCAAAGTTTTTATCAATAGAAACTAAAGATAAAAGTTTGGATGTAGTGGTCGTTAAACCATATTCTGATAAAGTGACAGAAACTGTACAAGCGTTAATAGCACATACAGTCGGGTTGCAGGACTCCGTAATTGGAGTGGTAATAATTGCTAACGGCTCGTAGCGAGTAAAATTAACAGTTCTTCCCTCATTCTTAGAATGAGACCTCATCTGCGCACCTTCCTTTAAAACCAAATCATATTCCGATCTTGCCAAAAATACCCGGTCATAATAAGTGGACACTTCTGGCGACAATGTTGCAGTTGTATTATCTGTTGCCATTTATTTTTCACGCTCCTCTCTAAACTAGATGTTTAATTGCCAAGTTCTTAATGAACAGTACCCAATTGCTCTTCCATTTCGGTAATGCTCAAATCTTCAAATTTCTTTTCACCTTTAGGTGCAGGAGTAGGCCTGATAGCACTCTGCGATACTTGCTTGGCTATATTCTCGGTTGCTTGTCCTACCTCCTTAGCCACCGCTTGTCTGTATGGCTTCATCATTTTATCGACAAATTGTTTCAAAGAGCCTGTCGGGCTGCTCTTAATATAAGCCATACTTGCTTCTGTGACTATTTCAGATATTTCGCTGTTATATTGGTCGCTGTTAGGATCAAGTTCAGAATATTTAGATATTGCTTGTTGAGCCTCAATATTCACTTTGTTGATTATCCTCTCTTGTTTAAGCTTTAAATCAACTACACTATTGGCCGTCCTCGCAACGTCTGTTTTATACTGATCGATGCTAATCTCGCCGCCTGGCTGCACTTGCGGCTGATACTCCGGCATAGCCGGGACTCCTTCAACTGATTGAGTGAGTTCTGCCACCTGTTCAGCAAGCGAGCTGTTTTCATCTTTTAATTGCTTGTTATTGCTAACAAGCCCTTTAATCCTTGACTGCGCTCCTTTTTTAGGAACAGCAATATCTTCTGTATGGGTTTCTTTGCTTTCTGCTTCCGGCTTAGATAACGAATCCTCGCCTTCTACCTCCGGCAATGAAACTTCCTCAGGCGTTTGTTTTTCCGTTGGCGAATCGGTTAGGGTTTCTTCTGCCTCACCCTTTATGTTTTGCGCCGTTTGGTCATTAGCATTTTGCATAATGGCCTCCTTTCTATCACACCTGTTATGGTAGTGTGAGGTTACCAAAGTCCAAAATCGTTTTGTTAAGGACTTACTAATATATTCCGTAAAACATATTAGTTAATCCTTAAAAATATCCTTTCTTTTTTTCAATATCGGCTTGCCATTTTTGTCTAATCCCATTAGTAATTGATCCATTCCTATATAAACTGCGTGCTGTAAATCACAGCTTCCGCAAACTATGTATGGTCCCCTTTGCCTCCAATCGTGCCTTCCTTTCGGTATAAAAATAAAATCAGGTTCTTGCTTTTCTTCCTTTTTTAGGTTTGGCTGGATTTCTTTCGATTGCTTCTTTTGCATCGCTGACTTTTAGTAAAATTCTATTTAATAAATCTTTTGTTAATTGAGAAACAACCGCATTTCTTCCAATTTCCTCAAAGGGTTTGCCATCTTCCATCTGTTTTTGTGTGATATTTGAAAGTTCCTTTATTTCAGCTTGTATATACTCCTTTAATATCTGCCAGCCTCGGGTTTCTGACATAAAAGCCAATTCGTTATCTTCCGGATCAATTCCCCTCTCTTTTGCCTCCTCATCAGTTTTTAAAGAACGCAGTTTTCTAAAATCATTAAAGTAATCCGGCCTAGTAGCTTGTTTATTGTTCATTTGGTATCTGTTCTTCTGTTGGCGTTTCATTTATTCCTCCTAAAGCCGCCGCCGCTCCCAAAAAATTCTGTTTTGCATTGCTTAGTATTTGCTCCATTTCTTCATTTATTTTTCCGCTTTCCTTTTCATCAATAACTATCTTATCCCAAGACTGAATGCCGGAATTTGCCATAATCCTAGTCATTAGTTCCCCAAAATTTACTCCCTTGCCTTCCTGTTTAAGTAATTGCAATAGCGGAGATGTTGCCTCTCCACTATTTTGATCAACTGTTAAATTTTGGGTTAGAACACCAAACAAAGAATTTAGGTTAGCTGCTTGTTCTTTCTGATCAACAGCATACGTTGAACCCTCAATAATTTCATAATCATACAATATCGAACCTACCTTGCTTTTACTCACATTCAATTCACCTTTTTTCATATTGTAGTGTTCTTTAAAGTCCGGATATTGGTTTGCTACTTCCTTATATTCATCTTCAAACAATCTTATAGATAAACTTTTTGGCATTTTCTTAGCCAATAGATTTACCATCCTATTCATAACCTTTTTCAAATATTGTTCCATATAAAACCTGTCGGCATTATCCCTTGTGTTTTCTCTTGCTTGTTGCATTTTTAGAGCTTGAGGAGTTTTGCCAAAGCCAGGATCGGTTGTTGAAGTTGTAGTAGTATCAGTTGTCCCGAACATATTCATTAGAGCCGCTGTAATCACCTGATAAGTGTTATTAAAAGTATCAATCCCCCGAGGTGTGACGTTTAAAGAAGTAGCAAAATTATTGATATTTCCCCGGCATAACCATTTTGCGGCAGCTGAATATTTAATGCTGGAACGATCCGCTATTGCATCCTTGTTTAACAACACCGGCGGGAAAATAGAAATCTTAACAGCATCTAAATATAAATTTAACAAAGAATTTACTGTGTACTGCATTGTTTTGCCCCGCTCAAAGTCACCCATCCCCATTGGATCATCTAATAAAGGCAAAGCATATTTGCACGCAACCGGCAATTCACCATTCTCGTGGGGATTTTTAATATCCCTAAACACGCCGTTATCTTTAACAGCTGAAACAGTATCTACCCACCTATCCCTTTCATACATAGAAAGAACTTCATAATAACCTTTCTTTTTTGCTGCTTCCGCTTCTGAATATTCACTTGACTCCCTTCTTGTTTTATCTTCATCACTTCTTGAAGTTTTATCTCCGCTTTTATCCTTGAGAACACTTAATATCTTATTTATATTCTTATAGCCTTTCTGACTAGCTAAATTTTCAAAAAAGGAATAAGGCTTCCACGTTCTAATAATTATGAAATCACTATCCTCAACACTTACCGCCCCAACTTGAGGAAACACATCCCTAATGTTAATCAACCAGTTATCGGGGCCGATGTATCCATTTGCTTTTACATTCCAATCAATGAAAGAAAAGAAGTTTCCATAAATATTAGAATATAAATCAACCATCCTGTTTTTTGTTAGAAAATCAAACTGTGAATTAGCATTTGGCAGAACATACTTATCAAGCATAATATTCATCATCTTACCTGCTCCTGCATCATTACTGCTTACCCCCCTTACCTTGCCTGTTGGCAGTTGAGACATAACCCTGTTAGAACGTTCTATTGCCAGCGTTGCCAGCTTCGGATCAAATACCTGTGATTTTGTTGTATTGGTAATATTATCGGAAAGCTTCTGAAAGAACATATCTTCGCACTCATCCCATAAATCCCTTTTCGTTCCCAAAGCATTAAAAGAAGATTGAAAGCGGTTTTGTATTGTTTTTGTTAATTTATCAGGCATAAAAAAAGCCCTAGGATTATCCCTAGAGCTGCTAATACGGATGTTAGATTCTCTTACTACTTAATTATTATCATACAATTAAATTCCTGTCAATATTTCTTTCTTCTATTTTTAACAATATTCAAAGTTTTTAATACCGGCAAGCCGTTCTTTATAACAACATTGCAGGTAAGCGTGCCATATCTTAATTTAATAACTTCATTTTCAATAAAAATATGAAACTTAATCAGGTTTTTGTTCTTCATATTGTTCGCTTTCCATTATTACATAATCTTTAATATTTCCATCGTGTATTCTTAACACAAAACTAAATAAGCCATTTTTCTTTTTAGCCATATCAATAGAAATATCTTTATGCGGTTGTATATTCTGCTGGCGGATATAAAAGTTAGTAATCAATAAAAGCCTCCTTCTGAAAACATTTTAGTATCATCCGGCAAAGGCTCATCATCAACTGTTTCTTTATAGCTTACGACAAAGTACCTTAACGCCGCCATTAAATCATAATGCCCGCCTTTTACCGGATCGTCCCCTTCATCTAATATTGATATTACACTATTTTCATTTCCAACCGCTGACCGCCATTTCATATTTTCAATCTGTTTAATAAATGGCTCATTCTCCGGAGTATTAAACACAAACATTTTAGGAGCATTTTCAATTACTTTTCCGTTTGACAAATATACTTTATGCCCCGGAATTGGTTTTAGCCGTTCATTTACCTTTTCTACACAAAACTCTACCCAGCCCTTGCTGTTCTGCCCTACTGTTTTATCAGCTTGCTGAATAAATAAATTATACTGGCTAAATTCTTCCGCCCATTGCTTGCCGGAAGGATCGCCATAACTAATAATATTATGCAATCCATAATCCTGCGCATTTATTGCATCAGCGTGTTCTTTTATTTTCCTTTTATTATCTAAATAACACTTTTCTATAAACCAAACATCTTCATTCACCGCAAACCTTATTGAAGCTGTATAGTGGGCAGACCCATAATCAAAACCCCTGCCCCTTTGCCAATCGCTTGGAACGTCAAAAGGTTCTATTAAATTTATATCCCTGTCCCAATTCTTATGCACCAAGCCTGTAAACTTCCTGAAATCCGCCATATACTCCTGGGCAAAGGTATCTTCCGTTAATTCTTTTTTAGCTTCGTCTATTTCTCCTTTCGGAATATATGGGTTTTTGTAGCTAGTAAATCTCCAAGACTTATACAAACCTTCTTTTCGTTGTCCAATATTATATAGTTCGTAAAAGTGATTAAATCCTTTGGGTGTGCTAATGAAGATAGCCGGAGCTTCGTAATCGGTGAGCGTAGGACGCAATACCTCCGACCACAACCAATCCCAATTCCTAATTGAAGCGATTTCATCAATAACAATGCCCCTAAGCTTAACCCCCCGCAAAGCATCAGGATTTTCAGCGCCTTTGAGTTGGATAATAGAGCCGTTTTTAAGCGTAATAGATAGTTCAACCTCATTTTTCTTAGATATCCATTGTTGGGGTATTTCCCTTTGAAATTCCCGCCAATGAATCATCTTACTTGTTTTATAAGTAGGGCTTACTATCCAGTATAAGCCCCGTTTTTCTAATGCTTGTTTTAATATTAAATATCTTGATAGTACCGACTTGCCTGACCTTCTACCGGCACATACAATTCTAAATCTGTGCTTATCAGTAGCAACTTTGTATTGCCAATCATTTAATTTATACTTCATCTCTTACAAATTCTATTTTCATTTCATCTACATTTACCTGAGTTAAGCTAGTTGGTTTCTCATTCATACCATGATTTACTTTAAGCAAGAATATAGCCATAGCCGCATTGACTTCCTTGCCACCGTACATACCATCGTCCATCAGTTGTTTTTTTTGTTTATCTACTATCTTTTTTATTGTCCAAGAAAACTCCTTGTATTTTTTAGCCCACTGCCGTATAGTTTCGCTTGTTATACCAAGATAAATTGCTAATCCTTCAATACTAGGAAGGGCCATTTGCTCTTTACCACACTTTTCCATATAACCTTCAATTCCCTTAAACACATCAGGCTTGTATTTTGTCGGCCTACCGCCTTTGTTTTTTACCAGTGTTTTTACCATCCTGTATTCCTCATAAATAATAATCTTTCAGTTGTTGTCATTTTATTTCCAATACTACTTTATCTTC